GTATGAATTGATGAAAACTAGTAAAATCCTGAATAGTATCGACTATTCAGGGTTTTTCATTTATTGTTAAAAAGAAGGATTTTCAATTATTAAAAGTTTTTTACTTGAAAAAATATCGTATTCGATTTATTGTCTTTAGAGATACTTGTTTAATGGACTTGGAGGATATAAAATGCACGGAATTTATATACGCTATAATGTCTCAGAAGAAACCCAAGCAGCACAATGGCCCAAAAAAATGGATGCATTTGCGTATGTTCAACGAGGAAAACCACAACAAGACAATGTTAACTTGCTGTCAAAAGAAGAGCTGAAAAACCATGCCATTCGCTATATTAAAAGCTTAAAAGACAATGCAAGTGTACATTTAGTAGAGCAACGCAACGGCGAAATTGAACATTTTGATCGACGTTATATGGAATCATTAAAGTTAAAAGAAAGCATCGATTCACAACTTATTAATCTAGAAGAAATTCGTTTATTATTACAATTAATGAATGTCTTGAATTTATCGCATGCATTTGGAGAAAATGCTGGAAAGCTATTGCGTCAAATTACCCCTTATGCAAAAGAGGTAGAGCATCCAACATTCCAAACAACACGTGTTGAGCGCCATTTCTATTCGGAATTAATTGAACAAATTGAAATGGTCTATGCCCGAATTATGCGTCAACACAACCCATCAACGACTGAAATGCAGCAATCAGAAAAGCTTTGGACAACAGTCTGTGAGCAAGCAATAGAAAAGGTAGAAGCCCGCATTGAACGTTTATCTTCTATCAAATTAAAGCATGAGAAAAATTTACTAGAGTTTAATCACTTAAAACAGCAAAATATCGAGGCGAAGGAACGCTTAGATTTAGCTGTGAATGAACTGGATGAAATTTTAAATGTCCTAGAATCATAAGAAAAGCATGTCTACCGATTGGAGTACCAGTCGATAGACATGCTTTTTATGCTGTAGACGGATAGAAACGCCAAAGTGACGGATAGAACCTTTGATATGAAGGATAGAAATGAGAAAATGCTGGATTAAGCCATAGAAGTGACGGATAGCACCACTCTTGCTTTACTTTTCCTCATTTTGATCGCGTTTGGTTTGGCGTGAAATACGCAGTAAATCAAGTACAAGCAATACGACAATGATATAGAAAAGAGGGCTAGTAAACGATAAACCGATTTGCGACTGGCCACCAAGCAGTGTTAAAACAATCCATAAACCAACTGTATACAGCGTCAAACCAATATAGGCTTTTTTGGACAATTTTTTATATCTACCTTTATCGATAGCTAGCTGTATGATAACTAACACGACTAATAGAAGAAGAATGATTTTTTTAGTTAAGACTGCTGCAATCGTTGTGTCAGGGAAAAAATCATTCACGAATAATAATGTGAAAAATACTAGAATTAAAAAATTTAAGATCGTTGAAAGTTTCATGCCATATCTCCTTAGTTGCCAAAATTCTTTTCTATTGTAACATGGTTCAGTTAGAGAAAAATGAAATTATGATATATTGAAGCGAAAATTATGTATGGTGTAGGAAATATTAATTTTTATTGAAAGAATCATGATATCTTTTTAGCATTGTCGCAAATTGCTCACGTGTTAAGAAATTTTGAGGATGAGTGCCATCTGTAATACCTTTATTTCTTAACCACTCCCACGCAGCATTATGCATGTTTGAGGTTTTTCGAGCAGGGATAATAGCTTGCTTTGTTTTTAAAGCCTCCTCAAGCTCTTTTATTTTACTGAGTAATTCTGTATATTGTGACATTGTTAGTTCTCCTTTATTAGCTAAGATAGTATTTGTTAAAGAAATAAATTTCATCGGATCAATAGCATTTGGCTGACCTTTTGCCCATAGGCCGTCATGAATTTCAAAATGAAGATGAATCCCGTATGCTCGACCAGTTTTACCCATCACACCAATTTGCTGTCCTTGCAAAACTCTTTGACCCACATGAACACAATACGAATCTAAATGTGCATAATTCGTTTCGTAAGTTTTGCCGTTAATGATATGCTTAATCATCACTACATTCCCATAGCTACTTAACGCTTGGGCACGACTAATGACCCCTGTAGCACTAGCATAAATTGGGACTTTTCCTGTTGAAGCAAGATCAATACCTTGATGCCATTCTTGTCCAAATCCTATATTTCTCCAACCAAATTTGCTTGTTAATCTTGCATCTCTTACAGGACAAATAAAATTTACCATTATCGTTCATCTCGTTTCGGTTTTTTATACATTAAGGCACGTGATGAATCACTTACGCTAGCTGTTGTTGGATCTAAAATGGCATTATATGTACTTACGGCCATTAAGGCTAATATATATGGATTAGAAGCTGCGTTGACGATCAAGGTCCAAACACTATACCAAGATGTTAAATCAGCTCCTGTGATACCGTAATAAGCGAATAGAGGGGTAATGATAGATAAGCCCAATGTAATCCAAAATTGAGGATTATAAATGCGAACTTTCCAATTGATTTTCATAAATATCAAGTCCTTTCCTATAGACCAAAAGTTTTTAAAATGAAAGCACCAATTATTATCGTGGGAATGAGAATCCACCAGTGAAGGTATTGTTTTATCATATCGCTAATTGAAATATTGTCCTTAGCCGTTTCATGTTTTAAATCGTCTTCAATGCTGTCAACACGTCTTCCTATATCTTTGACGTCTTCTTGTAATTCAACTTGAGACATATTTAATTTTGTTAAATTTACGTTGATGTTGTTAAAAGTTTTATCCATTCTATTCAATTGTATTTGCTGATGTTTATTCATTTCTTGTTGTTGTTCAGATACTAATGTTAAGCGATACAATAATTCATGATTACCCTCTAATTTTGAAATTCGGTTTTCCTGATTCTTTATTTCCACTTCCGCACTAGCCAATCTTTCACCAAATTTTGCATTTTCCATGTAATCACCGACTTTTATCTAAATTAAAAAAGGATAGATGATGAATCCATCTATCCTTTAAAGTATGAAATTACTTAGTCATCTCACGAGCATTGAGTAATTGGATATCTTCGAAAATTTCACAAAATCTATCGTAGAGCACCGCTTTTTGACCTGTAAATTCTAATTCACAGTTCAAAATAATGTTTTGTAAAGTTGTCAGCATTTCAATTTTATCTGCCGTTTCTTCCATAATGAAATCTTCGTCCATCATTAACATAATTTGCATTTGGGCTTCTTTTTCTGCTTCTTCAGAAGGGAATACAACAACCTCTTCTTCTTTATTATGTATTTCCTTTGTATCTGTAACTATTTTGCCACTTTCATCTTTTAAAGCGTAGTCATTAATTAGCTGTTGTCTTTCCATTTTAATAAGATCTATTTGATCTTCCAATAATTTAATGAATCTCGTGCGCATTCTTGATTCCTTGCCTTTGAGAATTAAATTAAAAAGAAAAGATTGTAGCTCTCCGATTTCATAGTTTTTCATCATCATATTTTTTATACTCCCTTTTTACATAATAAATGCGTATCCAGACACTGTACCATTAACGATAATTAATGTTGTCACATTATCTACCATTAGAATACGCGGTTCAATAATAGTTGGTACCTCATAATTAACCCATGTTGGAATGTTAATCTCAGTATGTATTAAACGTCTGTTTACAGATATTTCAGCATAAACTTGTGACACAATTTTAATATCAATTACCGTATCAACTTGGGTGACAGATTTTATATCAATTTCAGTGGAAGCATCATTAATGTATTTAACGAAGATTTCTGTGTCTTTCTCTGCTTCTTCATACTGTTGCACAGTTAAAACTACATCAATACAAGGCTTCGTTACAATTATTTCAGTTACAACATCAGATTTGATATTCGCTTCAATTTCTGCCAAAATATCATTTCTATGTTTTACTTCAACTTCTGCTTCAATTTTTAGTTTTGAGATATGAATTACAGTTTGAAGATTACCTGCTTTTTCAACTTTTGGTGTGATTTCAATAGCTATTTGGGGTCTATTAACACAAATTTCAGTATTAACACGAGAAACCCAAATATCGTTAATATCAATTTCCGTGAACACGTCTTTTTGTTCGTATCGAGGAACACTGATTTCAACGTTAATTGAAGGTCTTGTTACTGAAACAGTTGTATCAACTGAATTATTGTCTTTTCTAACACATGTGATTTCAGCTAAAGTAAAAGGTTTATTAATTGTGACCTCAGCTAGTGTTCTACTAACAAGAGGCCTTCTAGCACCAATTTCAACTAGAATCTTACTCTTATCACGAATTGCAGAAATGATTTCAGTCTCTACATAGGGCTTAGTTGCGATGATTTCAGTGAGAACCTCAGCGTCTATGGGAACTTCGGCTCGGTGAACATAAATTTCAGCTATAGTTTTTTCTAACTTGAATACTGAATCAACAGTAATTTCCGCTGTTTTATCGGCATTATTTTTTCTATATGCAAAAATTTCAGTTAAGTGTTGGCTTCTACCTTGAGAGAATATTCTTGAATCGAAGTATTTTACAATTAATTCAGGTGGTGAAATGGTTTCTCTAGTATAGAATATAGTCTGACCATATTCGGTTTCATTAGATAAACGTATAATAAAGCCATTATTAATTTTTTTGAGCGAAACCCATGATTCAACAATTTTAAGTACATCAAATTCTATGTATCCAAGGTTTTTATTAATAGTGAAATCGTCTGCAATTAAATCAATAGGGATTGGCCTATTCAGGTGAGTAATGTTCGTTTCATACCATTGGCTATTGGCATTTAAAATTTCTAGCTTAATGTTCTGGGGGACTGAACCTTTGTAAAATAAGCGCAAATAGGATTCTTTTAACACATAGGATTTATTGATGGAAGATAAGTCAAATTGAACAAATGAGCGCCAAATATCGTCTTGGCTACGTCCAACAACCATTGATGAATTTTCACCATAGTTAATAGATTGGTAAGACACATCTTCTCTTGTGAAAGCGTCTTGAGTAGGATTAAACACATCTGTAACGATAGGTGGTTGTTGCACTTCATAGATAGCCCACATTCTATTGTGAGGAGGTACTTCTATTTCAGTCTCTAAGAAATTATAACCAATTGGTTGAATTTCTGTGTAAATATCGGAGTTTCCACGATACATGATGTTCAAATAAGTATCTTTTTGAGAAGTATCTAAAGCACGAGAAATAAGTTCTGTTTGTGTAAAACTTTCTCTTTGGGGTCTTGCAATAATTTCAACATCATGTTCTAGTTCTCCTACTGCAATAAGTTTGTATTTTGCATTAAAACGGTTGTTAGGCTTCACCTCAATCTCAGAAAATAGACTTTGCCTTCCAATCCCAACTATATCAATCTCTGTATCAACGGAGCATTGATATTTAGGATTCATTTCTTTAAATATTAAGTTTGAATCTTCTTTGAACGAGGAATTTTTAAAATCTCGATCATCCATAAATTCACTTCCTATCACATTGTATTGTGATTAGGCTTTGTCTGCTCTCACGATTATGTCAAATGAACCGTTAGCGTCAGGCGTTGAACCTAATTCAGTTTTTAATCGAATGAAGAATGACATTTCTTCGTTATTTTTTAGTACACCACCTAGTCTTAAATCTGGCTGAGGTGCGAAAGGAGAAAGACTTGTGCTAAATTCACATGTCATTCCAGTAGGGAAGTCTGCTGTGTTTGCATACAAGTGAATATCCTTAATGTCATAGCCATATTGGTTTTTAAGTATAACCTCATGCTCAATTGTAGTTTGACCTGCGATGATGATACCAAAATCAAGATATTGAAGAACTTCACCGATTTCACTTGAGAAGTATTGACCATAAACATCTTTGAACATAAGACCTGAATATGATCCCATAAACTGCGTAGACCAATAATCAGTAGTACCAAAGAAGTCTTGGAACTCTACTTTAAGCGTGTTCCAATCATCAATTTTAATATCCTTACTACCAATTGCTAATTCAATATTCTGAGGGGATTCACCTAGTTTAGTAAAGCTTCCATCAGAAGGGTAGTAGTAACCATTGTTTAGTAATACACGATATTGAACACGCGTTAAATCATCATCACTTAACACGCCTTTAAGAACATTAGCGTCAAATGAAATATCAATCTTAGCAGTAGTATTTAAAATATATAAGCTTGTATCTGCAATAGTTGTAGTATCACGAGGAAGATAGTCTTCAAATGAAATTGTCTCAACAATTGTTTTGATTGTGTCACGAGGATTATCTGTTATAAACATACCAATATTAATATATTTACTAGTCCATGTTCTCCATTGCATATCAGTGATATTGTTTAAGTCTTTGTAAGTCATACCTGTTGACATGATTGTTTGTAGATTTGAAGTATCAGCAACAACAAATCTTTTATCTTTTTTATCCCATACATACCATTTATCAGGTGTTTCTCCACCAACAAAGTAACGAGCTTCATCACGATAGGATTGAGAAATATCATGAACGAACACATTATCTAAAGAGCCATATAAGCGTTTAGGGTTGACCAATTTGATGAATTGAGGTTGTGGTACAGCTTTCATATCAAGCACCCTTTGAGCAGTATCAGAGCCTTCATCCGTCCATGTGACAATTTCAAAGTCACCTTCAATATCATCTATAGGCGACCAATTAGCTTCAAGGATTAAATCAGCATTTGTTACAGCTTCATCATCTGTGTAATAAAGAACCTCAACACTTTCACCAAATTCATCATAAATATCAAATGGCTCAACATTAGTCGATACAACAATATCTTCATTAGACTCTGTATAAATGGCTACTGTAGGTAGCTCACCAATATAGTCATAAACACTATAAGGCTCAACACCTGTCTCTACGGCAATCTTAGTAGTGTCTGAATCAGTGTAGTAAATTGCTTGAGCTGTATCACCTAATAAATCTTGTGCTTTGAAGTTCTCTTTGTTTAACACAACAGATGTAAATTGTTTATCTTCAAAGTCAGACCACATAATTACTGATTTATCCCCTGAAAGTTCTTTCCATTGAGCTTCTGTGATATGGTTTAGGTTGTTCATACCAAATTGAATGAAATTTTCTTCTGTTGGTGTTGTTAATTGCCATGAAGTGCCATTATGGTATTTGTAGTCTGAGTTGTGTTGAACTAGATATTTATCAGGAATAGGAGAGATTATTCTATCGTAGATTTCGATTGAATCTAGTTCTCCATTGAAGAACTGACCTGTTTGTAAGTCTGGGTAGTTGCCTAATATAAAATTACGTGTGCTTGCTGTAACTTCTAAGCCTGTTGCTGTAGTTTTATTAGCAGGCTTTGTCATATCATCTATATAGAGCTTTGCCCCATCAACAGATGTATCTCCTGTCCAAGTAAATAAAATATCATGCCATTTATTATCATTTGGTATCGTTGCTCCGAAGTTAATTAGAGTTCCTGTAGTTTGAGATACACTAAATCCTATTGCTCCATTATTTCTCAATAAGACATTGAATGAGGTCTGTCCATTATATCCATTCGCCATAACCCAAGAGTAATTTGTTGGTAATGCCCCTAGTTTTATTTTGAAGCGTATGCTTTTTTTTCCTAATGGTACGAAAGAAGGTGGGAAAGAAGCTGTTTGATTAGTACCATTAAAGCTCATAGCATAACCTTTACCATTCCAACCTGTTACACGAGTAGGGGAATTAGCCAATGTTCCTGTGTAACCACCAATTGAATCCATAACATTACCACTAGGTTCATCAAAACCGATAAAGGATTTACCATATTTACTTAAATTATCTTTACTATTAGCCATTGTATTGACCTCCAATATTTTTCCATATTAAAAGGACAACCAAATTAATAGTTGTCCTCAATCATTGCTGTTTTAAAATCAGTACCAATAGGAATTGTAAACATTCTGCCTTTTCCTAATACTGATTTACTATTGCTCACAATCTCATATTCAGTTGTAGGCTTAGTAAAATCAATTGGTGGTCTATCGACTGCTGAGTCAATCTCTCTAACTACTCCACCTTGAGCTAACATCATATATTCTGTTGTGTTAGGAATCTCTTTTACACGAGTTGTGTTAGGGGATAAAACAAGGTTTTTATTGTCTGTCGTTTTAACGACTAAGCGTTTTTGAGTGAAATCAGAAGGGGATAGAGCTTTATTGTAAATTTGTAAATCATCTATCTTTCCAACTAGAAATTCTCCCGTTGTTGTCACTGATAATAAAGGATTCATTTTTCCTATAAACAGGTTTCCGTATGCAAGTGAATCATCAATATTTATAAAATAATTATGAAATTCACCATTAATACCTATTTTTAAATGTGCCTTTTCATTTATTCCTGTGTATGAAATGAAAATATCGTTCCATTGGTCATAATTCACCTTATTAACTGAGTCAATAAAATAAGTTGCATTATTTTTTCGAATAATGGGACGTATGCTATCATTACCTAATACTAAAGAGAATCCACCACTTGTGTTGTTGATACTACAATCAATTAGTCTTCGTGTTGCATTGCCTTTCATTACAGAAGAAGGGAAAAGCTTAAATCTAATCGTTTTTTCTCCAACAGGAATAACAGGGCTATTAAAAGAAATAAATTGTGGGTTTCCTGATAATTCAATAGCAGAACCTTCTCCATTCCACCCTTGAGTTCCTGTAGCTCTTGTGACTGTGCCAATATAGTTATTCAATCCCAATTTATCATAAACATTACCACCGACTTCATCAAAACCAAACCATGCGACACCATATTGTGCCATTAATTGCTCTGTAGTTGCCAAATTAATTCACCTCTCTTTTATAGCCAAGTTTTAATTCGGCAATTCTAAGATAAGTAAAACCATTGTTACTGCCAACTTGCAACTTGAAAATAGAGTAATTTGCGCTTTGATTTAATAAATATGTTCTTACCTCTCCCAATTTCCAGTTTGTTTGATTGTTAATAGTTATTATTTCATCAAAATCAGTTCCATTATTAGAACCGTATAATATAAAATCTTTTGGTTCAGAACCGACAGATGAAGAATAATCTCCTGATGTTATACTGAACATATTTACTTTAATTTGTTTGTTAAAATTAATTTGAATCCAACCATTATTAACTCCAGACGAAGTTACCCACGAATTTGTTTCTCCACTGATAATAGCATTAAATGCTTTGAACGGAGCGTAGTTCGCATTGTATTCACTACTAGCACTTGATACCAATGGAGAAGGAGCAGTATTAGAAGTCATTCTTGTGTCATACCAAGTGTATAAAGGCTCAAAATCCTTGTTCTCTACCAACTCTTTGATACTCAAAGTATTAATTACCCCAATATCTTGTGTAAACACTTTACCACTTGCGTTAGCAACAGGGTTTTCGTTAAAGTACTTATGTTTAGTGAAAGGTACATCTAATTGAATATATCTACCTTGCTCAATACCATGCTCAATAATGCTTTCAGTTGTGTTATCAGGAAGGTGAATAAGAGTGTTGTCTGATAGGGAATAATGTTTCGTATTAGTTGAATTTGGATTATGGATTATTAGTTTCTCTCTCTCACGAAACAACTTTAGTTGATTTATACCAAAAATAGAGGTTGCAAAATCATTGTTCTTTGTTACTAATAATCTATAGTAAGTAAAAAATTGCTGATTTTTTAATCCGTAGTATTTTTCTTCTAGCTTAGAAGTCCAAACAACACCAATTCTCTTGTCTATTGTTTCCCATACTGAATTATCATTTGACCCTTGAAGCTCCCATTCAGTAGGGGCAATAGCTAAATCGTCATTATTAAGATTTCTTGAAGTAACTGAGTAGCCAACTACTTTATAGGATTTTGTAAACTTGTAGCCAATGTATTGTGGTAGCGAAGAATTAGATGTGAAATTTTGGTTTAAGCTATCATTGAAAGCGTAAAAATATTCACTTGTGCTTGTCCATGTTGAGCTACCAAATGCTTCTCCACTAGGCTGAGTATTTGATGTCATTATTGGTATTGGATTTTTTTTCATATAACTAAATCCTTTCTTGTTGTATTAAGAACAAACAAAAAATCAGCACTAATTAAAACTAATGCTGAGTGGTTTTTTATCTACTTTTTTTACTAGTAGTCCACTTGTGGTTTCTAAATCATTTTCTTGCAATAAGTATTGTTTGCTACTCAATAATCCACCTACATGTGAATTGCTATAACTACCATATTTTGGAAAAACATATTGTGATAAAGAGTCTAGCCTTAATAAACTTATAGTGTCAATGTCCTTCCAAAATTGAACTTCATTGATAGAAAGGTTGTCAGCTCCATTTCCATAGTAAATGTTTTTAACATCTATTCTATAGAATTTGTATTTTATATTGTTATTAAAACTATATTGTACAAAACTAGCTGTAGTATCGTTGGGGTGCGTTCCTGTATATAAGACACTCTGTTCTCCTGAGAATTGTCCTGTATTCGAAGCTTCAATTACAAAGTCTTTAATCGCTTCATATCCACTGTGGTAAAATGAGAAAATGCTAAATCTATCAATAGATACAGCGCTGTTAAACTCATACTTAATCCAAGCACTAGGAAGACCTGTACTAGACCAACCGTATGATGAAGCACCACCTGAGTTCCCATCTATTGTTTTTTCAGGGGTTAATCCACCACTAGCAGTAACAGACTTTACATACTTAGATAAGTTTTCTGTTGTTGCTTTTTGGATAACCGTAGGGGAGTAAATCTTACTATTTGCTTTAAGTAAAATTTTTTCTGAGCGAATTTTACTAGAACCATCAAATGTATAAACCTCTCCATCAACCATTTTTAAAATATTATTTTGATTTGTCTTAAATGTTTTTGTATCATAGTTAAGGGTGAAGGACTGTGTACCTCCAACCGAAGAACTTCCAACTATTCCGATTCTAAAATCTTTAATTACCTTCCCTTGTGAATCAATTAGGTCAGTCCAATTAGAGAATTCACTACCATCTTTGTTCCAACTGAACTTCCCAACCAGTCCTGTTAAATCTAGGAGAATACCGTAAGTTGAGTCAATTGTGACAGAGGTGTTGGGAATAGGATATAAAGCGTTAGTAAATTGACCTGAGCTAACCCAACTTTGATTAAGAGTAGTAGCAACACCTATTGACTTATAACTTGGTGAATTTTCAGATAGTAGCTCACAATAAAATATGCCATCACCTAAAGTTCTAATTCCTTGTGTAGTAGCACCTCCAAGATTAGAGACACTTGTTCTTAAAGCTCCATTGCTCCAATTACCATCAATTTTAATGACCATTTATCTCACCTCAACTCTAATTGACCTAATGTCAATGGATTTCTTTAAATCAATTGTTCCACTAAATACCTTACCAACTTCACCAACATCTAAAATGTCACTTTTCTGTGTCATTGCAGTAGGTGGTTGGGCTTCTACTCTACGGTCAAGTAGGGGAGATAGATTGTTCATACCTTTTTCAAGGAATTGCTGTGGTTTAGGGAGAGTATCTGAAATCGCTGTCCATCCCTTAGCAAACTCAACCTCAAACATCTCTAGTTCGCCAATAGCAATGTATGTTGAATTACCATTGTTGCTATAAATATATATTCTATAGTGTTTATAAGCTTTGTTATTACTGAAAGTGAAAGTTCTTTTCTCAGTTGTTCCCCAACCTGTTGAATTGTTTACAGTGTGCAAATTTTCCCAATCTGTGCTGTTGTTTGAGCCTTGAAAAACCCAACTCTTAGGCATCCTTGCAGAACCTTCTGCGTAGTTGAATGGAACTAGTGAATATGTTATTATAGTTTTTGGTAATTTGAACTCATAGGATAACCAACTATTAGTAACTATCCCTGAACTAGTGTGCCAAGCGTCAATATCAGATGAAGCATAAGCAGCATTAGTTTTGTTGAAAGCTTTATAGGCATAAGCGTAATATGTTGTTCCACCCAACTCACTACTAGCTCTTGCAATACCATCAGTAGAGACATTATTATCAGTCAAAGTAGGTATAACATTTCCTGTCAAAGTTCCATTACTGTATTTTTTGTATAATCCCTCATGGTAAATAAAAGATTTGCTATCATAAAGGATTGATTTTTTTGAGTGGTAGGTAATAGAAGCATTTGTTGGGGTACTGGTTACTTCATTTTTAGAGCCTGTGGCTTCATCAAACAGGTCATACATAATTAGTCCACTTGTGTTTGAAATAAGTTTTCTTTTGTTTTTATAGCTTTCAACAATTTCATCCTGAGTTAGTTGTCTATTCCAATATTTAGGAAACTCAACTATGGCATGATTACTTTGCCCTATAGTGAGTTTGTTAACATTTCTACTTTCTGAAAGTATGGAAGTGCTTGAATAATCAATTACACCATTGATATATATATTACAACCACTTCCTCCCATAGTAACTGCAATATAATGTACTTCGTTTTTCTCTAGTCTCGTGCTTCCGTAGTAAATTGAACCTGAATTTCCATAATTATTTACCGCATGTCTAACGCCTATTCTACCTGTTGCGTCAATAGCTATTTCTGCAAGAGTGCTACTTCTGTTATCACTAAATAGGCGAAATGCTTGTGAAAATTCATTTGTTAATTTAATCCAAAACTCAACTGTATTTGTACTAGGAGTTGATACATCATACTTAATAGTTCCACTTTTTATAGCTCTTGTCTCCATTTTCTCACCTCTTACTTATCAGTAATATACAATCTATCAATTTTTATAAAATCATTACGAGTAATTTTCTTTTTGTGTAAACTACCTAAATTTGACCAATTTGAATCTAATTCCTTGTCATAAATGTAATCATGTTTAAGATTTAATGACGTTGTTCCTTCCTCATAGAAATCTAATTCTCCTACACCTGCATAACTGCCACCATTTACCTCAGAAAACTTAATTCTGTAGGCAAGATAGCTAGTCCTTTTTGACATTGGTACTTCAAATACTTTATCAGTGTATCCTGTAGTCCAAACCTGATTAGTCTGCTTATCTAAGTCAATCCAAGTTCCATTAGTGCCATCTGTTGTATCATTTGAGCCTTGTAGAACCCATGACTTAATCATTGTTGATAAAGCATTGCAACTTCTAATCTTGTATTTAGAAGCTACTACACCTCTTTTAAAACAAAAACCTAAATACCCTGTTTTAACTCCATTAGCAGAGCAATATCCTTCATTTCTATCTGCTTTGTCAAATGCGTACCACGCCTCATATGAAGAATTATATCTTGTCTCAGCAAATGCATAACCTTCTGTTGACGAAGTGTTTGATGTTAATTTAGGGACAACATATTTACTTACTCTTATTTCTTTTTCCTCAAGAAATTCATTAATATTGAAATCTGATTTAGCAATAATAAAAACATCAGTCACAAACCCTGCAAACAAGTCAATTCTAACCTGAATGTACTGTTTAGTTTCAGACTGTATAGTTCCATCTTCTGTAATAGCAACCCAATCAGACCAATCATAATTATTTGATGAAACCCTCGTTAACACAGCGAATGAGCTTGCGCCTGTTTCTGTGCTGTCTGTAAACACTTTCTCAAAGTCTTGAAAAATATCTCCTAAATCAATTACATCAGAAGTCCAAGAACCTTGCTCTACATAGATAGGGTTTCCTTCACCATCTACATCAATATCAACTAACTCTAAAAAACCTGTGTTTTTGTTGATTTTTGTTTTATCGTGTGTTCCAGAGACACCAATAGATAAACCTATTTTTTTCTTCTCTGTATTGCCACCTATAAGAGCCATATGAGCATTTTCCTTTCTTATTATTAAATATGTATTATATTACCTTCTTGTCTATCTCCTGTATCTATCGACTCAATGCCATCAATGAAGTTAATAAAACTACCACTTACGTTTGTAAATGAATTATCTAAAAATAATACAATTAGTTTCGAGTTTTTAGGTGATTTAATTTCTCCAATTTTAGCGTTTAATCCTTTGCTGACAAGATTGTCTATTAGATTTTTAAGTGAGTATTTCCCTGTGTCTATTGTGTAGACTTTCTCATTAGCAGATTCAAATAAAGATAATTTATTGTTAGTCGTTGTTATTTCTAAGGAATCATTTTTATTAGGTAGATGTAACCAAAATCTTTTCATCATGTTTTTCCTCGCCTGCATTAGTGTTTAATTGTCCAATTTATCTGACCTGCTCTATCGGCTTCCAAAGGGGCATAAAAGCGTTCTACTTCAATACCTCTTGATTTGAATACTAAGTATCCGTTCAGGAGCTTGTTGGAAGTTAGCTTTATCTCCATACAAGCACTCTCATTAAAAGGAAGTGAAACGAGAGGTTGAAAGAATAGCTTAATATCATTTTTCTTGTAAATTGTTTTGTAGCCAAAATTAATTGACTTTAAGTTTGATTGCTGAATACCTTGCACGTTATTGTAATCAGCGTAAGCTTCTTTATATGTAATAAGGTCTTTATATTCAAAGTTTGTTGTTAAATGAAAAACTTCTCCATTTTCATCAATATAATCAATTTCAATTCTTCGACCATTCAGGTTGAAAGAACCATCAGACATTTCGAAAAAAAATTTCATTCCTTGACCAAACAAACCAAAACGAATGACCTGGTTTTTCTGAATTAAATAAAAATCATTCTTCTTATGCGTGAGAAGGTCATACTCGGCATAGTTTTTACCATTAGCATAATCAGCGTTCCAGTTGAAGGGAATAGCGATTGCTTGAGTGTTTCTCAAATCTTCGAATAGCATTTTTATCAATCTCCTTCATTGCATTGAAGTTTTTCTTTTTAAAAAAAGGGTAGGGGAGAAGTTCCCTTACCCTGTTAAGCTGTTATATTATGTCTTGAATCTTTTTAAACATAACGATAAGAAACACGTTGAACTAACAGGTTTTTACCTGCTGACGCTGTGATAGGCACATCTGCATACACAGAAACCTGAACGAAATTACCGCCTGCTAAATTAGCATTATCACCATTAACGTCAGTGTTGTTGGCTAAACCGAGAATCTCTTTAGCATTAGGAGTCTTGTCGATTTTGATAGCCACATATTCGACACTGCCATCAAAAACAGGACTTCCTTCAACAGTCATCCATGTTGTTGGCTCATTGGTATCCGTTGTACCTGCTTTAGTGACTTTATAGATGAAACCATTACCTTCCGTTGGTTGAATATAAGTATCTAATGTTAAAGTTTTAGAAGCAGACCAAACTTGAGCAGTAGAAGCGTTCACATTTGTTGTAGTTCCGTTTGTACCCAATTCTTTTGTCCCAAAAGGATTTTTTGTACCTACGCCACCTTTACCAACAGCTGTGAAAGAGGATTCATTCAATGAATCAACTCTGACATGGAACCAGTTATCACGAACAGCTTCAACAATATTTCCTGTTGAGCCCCCATCGCCACCATTTCGATCACGAGTTGTAAAAACAACTTCTTCCATTTTAGAGGCATCTTCTGATTCGCCTCTGTTATTCCAAATGTAGAAAACCTTGATAGCTGATTGTGAATCAGCGTCGACTGTACCATAGTTTACTGTTTGTGTAACTTGGCTTGATTTTTCATTAGTTCCTTCATACCATGAAACCACAGGTGCTTTTGTCATAATTAAATTCCTTCTTTCTAATAAATTGTTATAGGATATAATTGATCTCTTCAAAAGGATCATTCTATTGCTACTTTTACATTCACCGATAAGTTTTGTGCATCTACAGAAAAAGAAGGGATGTATAGTCTAAATACATCTCCCTTCTTCACTTTAGTATGTTTTAACTTATATGTTTTCATATCAAAATAACTATTTGCTTCGATTATTACTGGACTATCCGTTATATCTACCCAATCTTTAAAATTTGAAGATTTTTGTATTTGAATAGGCGTAGACTGTATTCCTTTAGTAGAAGCTAGTGCTTTTACATCAATAACTTCGCCGTCCCAGTCAAAAACTACATGTGGATCTTGGATTCCTTGCAAAACATCCTTTGGAATAATGAAAACGATTGTTTTCTCATTGACAAATTCAGTTATATTTTGAACCTTAACGAATTGTTCTTTACTCATTAATCCGTTTATTACTTCGTTGGCTAATGGCACATTCCCACCTAAGGCATCGATAGGAATCCATGCCTTTCCATTCCAACGATAACGTATACCCGTATCATAAACCTGTGTTGTCCACCCAACTTCAGGGTAGGGGAATTTTTTTACAATGTCATCATATGTATTAACGAATGGCTGATAAATTAAAACGGTTGTTTCGTATGCATCTCTTACTAGTTCGGTTGCTTCATTAGCATTATGAGCGGCAATTAAAGCCTGGTCAGTAGCATGATTTGATTCATTAATAGCAATGACCAGCTTTTTTAAGTATTCTTCATAGTTATCTGTTTGAACAATTAGTTCTTGAACTTGTATTTTGCTTCTTTCAATAATTTCATGAAGTGTCTCGGTAGAGTCCGTTCCATCATAATGTACAATTCGTGTAGAAGGATAAAGAATTAAACCTCTTCCTTTGTACACAATTGATAGGGTTTCTGCTTCTTTGGTTGCATGAAAATAAACAAAACCGTTTGTATAGTCTACATAAAATTCATTTTTTTCTAAGTTGTGCTTGATGAACTTTTCGTAGTTAATTTCAAACATACCTGAAATTCTAACCTTATACATTTCGTCTGGAATTTCTAATAAAAAAACACGTTGATTGACAACGCGAGTAATATCAAGCCGATCGATATAAGGGTCATTTGGTGTTCCTTTTCGCCAAACAATATGAATAGGGTTGTTAAACTCTAAATAATTAATAGGTAGTGACAATTTTTCACCTCCTTTCAATCTATGATTAATTGGCAAACACGTTAGAGGAACCTTCTTGTATAGAAGATGTTGTGTTTGCATGTGTTGTAACAGAATCTCCTTTTCTAGCAAGAGGTTTCCCATTCACAAATACGGTGGTACTTCCATTACTAACAGAACCATTCATATTAGAATGGGCACCACTAACATAAGACCATCCACTAGGAAGGCGATAGGAATCATTCTCTTGTGTTTTTGCTCCCGAGAAAGCAACTTCTAGACCATTTACAAAAACATTAGCTATTCCTTCATGAACGGTTCCTTCCACAGTTGCCTCAATATCTTGGTAGTCATAGGGTGAGCTAGGTCTTATTTCGATACCATAACAAATACCACCAGACCATGATCCTGAGTAATATTGACCATCTATATAACCAGGAACACATTGAACTTCATTAGGTTTGCTAACTTTAACGTGGTTACTAGCAACAGAGCTACTCATTCTATTTCCTTTCACTGATACACCAGGCATATCTACTCTCCTTAGTTAAGGTCAATACGAGTACCATTTAATTTAATGCCAGCTGTCGACATAGTAATCGTATTGCTACCAAATTTTAATTCTAATTGTGTATTATTCATTATAATACTGCCACCACCTCCTTTTATGGACACTGTTCTAGGTGAGTTAATCTCGATAGATTTTGAGCGATCTGTTGTCAGGTTTAGGGAATGCTTGTCACCATATTCATCAACATATTCTGTAAAGAAGCCCTCCTGTGTTTTATACTGTTTAGCTTTATTGTTGTTTGTATTATTCCCAGATCCACTACCCCAAATAGCAATAGGGTAGGCTTGAGCTCCTGAACCCTCAAAATACATTTCATATTTAACATTTTCCGAGGATCCATTTTTGGTGATAAATCTCAAGAATTTTTGTTTAATATGAACGTAATTATCGGAGTCAGTAGGATCATAAGTTCTTAATCTAGTAACTGTTAAATCAGAGATAAAACTATCATCTTCATCTAATCCTTCAAGAATAGACTCATCTAATTCACCATTCATAATGAAAAGCTTTCGTGCATACAAATGTCCGTCTTTACTTACCCAAAATCTAGGCTCATGATTGACATCAATCGCAATACCTTCATTAGCGTTCAGGCGGATTTCCTCACCGCTATTCCCATTAATAGTGATACCATCCTTTTCATTAAAGATAATTTTTTCACCTAAGAAACCATCCACTATTTTTAGATTGTGAGTAGTAATGTCCTTTGCATAAAGTCTTCCATCAATACCTACGTAAAATTTCTTTTGTTTATTAACATATATGGAGATAGCCTCATTAGCATTTAATCTAATTTCCTCATCATTTTTACCATGAATAGTGATACCATCCTTCCAGTCGAGAGTAATAGCATCGCCTAAGTCCCCATCTACAATTCGAAGATTTTTCGTTACCAATCCTTCAGCGTAGAGAGTTCCGTCTTCCCATTTAGAATCTCCTAATGTGGCAAATAATTTACTAACCCATTGATCATTTTCCCACTTTTGTAATGCAAGTCCATTGGTTGCATTTAGATAGGCTCTATATTTACCGTCATGTCGAACAGCGATAAAACCAAAATCATTCATAATGAGATTGTTGTGATATCTACCCATTGTGATACCCGAATAGAATAGGGAATCCTCAATTTCTTGTCGTAGTCTAGTTGCTTCATCATAGTAATTTTTAAATTTCTGCACAAAAATACCACGATTCTCAATTTGACTCGTGGATTCTGTAATAGGGTCTGTCATATCGATATTTAAGTTTGATGAATCTAGGTAACCATTGTTAATAATCTTGATGTAACTGGACATATAGTTTATCAGTTCTAAATAAGCATTTTTTAATGCACCTGTTGAATATCTATCAGTAGTAGAATATACAGTAGGGAAGGTTTGTGTCGATGTATTAAAAGCACCTTCAATATCTGTTACATTATCTCTCTCACTTTTTATATATTTTTGTGCTTGTTGAAGGAGTAATTTATAGTCGGAGTGAATTTTATACAATTCTTTTATTAGTTCTAGCTTCTCTAACGTAGTTAATTTACCATCTGCCACAATCTTGTCTAGTAATCCAATATTAAAATAATTATTCTCAGCATCCAGTATGACTTCATCTAGATTATTTACTATCTTAATATTCTCAGCTATCATGTTTCTAGAATAGAGAGTACCGTCTGTATTAGCCCATAATACTTTTTTCCACTCTTCATCATCTTTTTTACTAACAGAAAATCCTTCACAAGTAGTTAGTGCAACCCTTGTTACATGATTCCAAGACACAAGTCCAAAGCATTCATTGGCCTGAGGAATCAAGTTTCCATCATCATCTTTTGTATTCTCAGAAACTAAGCCTACATACATTACTTCTTCGCCATGTCGATTATAAATCGTAGTTCTAGATCCTTGCGTTACCCATATACCAGACTCATCTTCTATAATTAAATTGACTCCAGAAATAATTTTTCCGAAAATACGCTCACCAAATATCCCATCCTTAGAAATAGCATGCTTCCATGATTCGCCATTATCATTGGTAATAGCAAGAAATCCATTTTGAATAACAAGCCAACTTAAAGGGTCTTCCAAATCTCTAACAATAATGCCACGTTCACTTATTTCAATCTTCTGATTATATCCCGCCATGACAGCATTTTTTAAGGCATCCCATTTATTATTAATAATATCATTGATGGCACCGTTGTTTTCTTCAGACAAATTCCATTTCCACTTATCCATCTGAACAATAGTAGAAGTATTACCTGCTTTATTAAGCTGCTCTAACCAATTATTGTCTTCATCAAATTCATTTTCTATAACAACAGAAATACTTTCATTTTCAAAGTCATGCGTAATTTCAGTAATTTTGGCTTTTACATCTACTTGCAATCTATCATACTTAACTCGTACAATATCGCCTAAACCTAACTTATCCCAATCATTTTGACATTCGACGATAGATCTAAAATCAATTAAATTCATATCTAATTTGATTTTAGGTTCAAGGTATTGTCTAAATACTTCTTTACCATCTTCAATTAAATCCTCATCGTCAACAATGGAATCGTTAATATACTCTTTTTCTATTTCAAAATCTGATAACTCGGCTAATTGTTCTACCGTAAAATTATTTCCCCTAGCTAATTTTTCTTGTAAATCATGCAATTCATTTTCATAATCAGATAGCTGATAGCTTAAATCTCTTATAAAAGCTTCTTGATTTGATATGTCTAATCGTTTGGCTTCTAAACGTTGAATGATATCTTGATGTTTAAGGGTGGAGGATTGAAAGTTAGCATTCGATAAATCTAGTTCATCTTCAATAATGATTCTTTGGGTGTTTAGAGTACTAAGTTTTTGTTCTTCAGTTTGAATAATTGAATTTTGTGTAGTGACCATTTCTGTTAGATGGGTGAATTTCTCTGATAAGGCTTCAACCAACGCTTTATAATCTTCTAACGCGATGCACAAGCTATCTGACAAATATTTAGAATGCTTAACAATAACGCCATTTTCACGATTGAAAGGGTAGAGGTAGTACCTGTAATCTTCGAGATATGATTGACCAGTTGGATTCAAACGATGTATTGATAAACCATCTTGACCATATACTTTTAAACGGGTAATTGTATCTATTGTGTTAGTAGCTAAATTGAAAGACTCTAAATACTTACCATCTCGTATGTAGAAACCTTTATCCTTACCAATATTTTCGGGTTTATAGAAATTGATTTCGTATTTTACAGAATCCCATACAATTAGAGCATTCCAAAGGTTTGCTAACTCATAGATTATTTCTAATACATTATTTGAAGCAACCTCGTAACTTCGATAAATCTCCTCAAAGTAGCTATCAACATAACCCAATGTCCATTTCGTATTAACGGAGGATAAAATTTCAGTTGTAATTTGAGACAATGTTTTACTGATAACTTCAAATTGTCTTATATTTTTATCACTTAATTGAACACCTAGAGATAAAGCGGTATAACTAATATATTCATTATCACTATATGACTTACTCGATTCATTCATTAAAAAGTACTCAGTGATTTGTCCATATCTCAACTTAAATAAATATCTATTCTTTATTTTATCAATATTTGTATTATCAAAAGGAATACCATCTTCCATAAGGACAGTTGGTATTTTAAATGAAATCTCATTAAGTACGGAGAGTTTTGTACTGTACGTAATATCATATGCCTCACTAATCCTGGCAATTGTTTTCTTATCAGGTCTACATAAAAAGATTCTTACATCATCTGGTTTTAAATTGTAGTTTATTTCCCCTAATTTCAATAAAATTCACCTCACTCCTGTATAAAGACATATTGATGTCTAATGTCCATATCGAAATCTCCTTTTCCTTTTAGGAGATTATGACCGACCACTAATTCTAAGTACTCATCATTATGATCATCGTATCGATAAACGCCTAGATGCTGCCTATCAGAAACAATATCTTCTTTTTGACAATCAATAAACACTTCTTCATGATCAATAAGGTTCTCTATAACTAGTGTTTGATTTGTTAGGATGTTAGTGATTTCAATGCTGCCATTTCCATTCTTTTTCCTAATCCATAGTTTAGGTTTAACAACAAAGTCGCCCAAGTTTTCTAAGGATTCACAAGGGTCAAAGGCAATCGAGAAGGATTGGACAAAAGGCTTTTCATTATCTTTTTGAGCATGAAGAACAATTCTATATCTAAAAATTAATCCATTTAAATCGTTTCCGTCTAATAAGTAGTTATCGTTAAAGTTGATCGTTTTCCAATCAGTCCAATGAATGTAGTCATAGGAAAGAGAATAGAAAAACTCTACCCTCTGATTATGTATATTGATGATATTGGCAAGAATTGTTGTTAAATACTTAGATGATATATTGGATATTTCATAACTTTTCGAAACATAAGAGCCAGTCGAATTTATCAAGGAACCCCATCTCATTCTAAAAACCCCTATTCTATTTTTCCAAATGGTCGAAACTCACAATTAGTGCCGACCTTTTTCCAAATTATATTTTTTGCCTTTCGCCATACAACTGAACCGTCAATAAATGCCGTATCATTTTGAAAAGATGACCATTCAGGTTCTATAGGGGAGGAGTAACCGGCTGTTTCACAAATATAATAATAAGTTTTGTTGCCGCTAGTAGGGAAAACTAAATCGCCTACTTCATAATTGAATTCATTGCGCCAGCTTTTTCCTGTAACTTCTTGAAATTCTTGGTTTAATGAAGTGATGAAGGTGGGGGGAGTAGTAGAACTTTTACCATTGACCACACATTCATAAAGGCCGCCATTATCTGTTGGAGGCTTTACTAAATTGCCTATACTGTAATTTTTGTTAGGCAACCATTTTTTTGCTTGAATACCTTCTCTAGTGACTACCCACCCGATAAACGATCCTGTAACAGGTGCCTTATTCCATAAAATATGACCAATCGGATAATATTTATTATCACTTAGATCTTCAATTGATGGGGTAGCATCTTTTAGATATTTTTCTAATTTTACAAAGTTACTACCATATTCAATAACGGTTTGTTTTATATCATCATCTTCAAATGAGGATTCAGTGGTGATATTTAATTTAAGTATATTTGTTGTTTCCATAGTTAAAATTCACTCCATTTTTTGATATTGGCATATAGTGCTCCCCAAGAATTATCAATTTTATCAATCGTTAAACCATTAGATGTAATCTTCGTATTAAAAAAACTTCCTTGTTCAAAGCTATTTATGTCATCGATAATTTGATAACCCGTATTAGAATCTCTAAATTCTATATTGTTAAATCTAAATTCGTGAGAATAGGTGTAGGGAGAATCACATCTAATACTTAATTCAACATAGCCTTGCTTTAAACCATTATGTAATAAGGTGGAATCGCCTTCTACAAGAGCATATAATACTCTATTTGGGTTATTGTCAAAAATTAAGGGTTTGTAGTATGGCTGGAATAACCAGCGAGCAATTTTTCTTATATCATGAGCATCGAGCCATTTCTCTAAATAAAAAGATAAGTTAAAAGAGAGTGGCTCATGTTCAACTCTTTGAAAGTACGGTTTCTCATTATTAGCAATTTTTTTCTCCATAATCCTCCGTCTTGGAAGAAAATTCTCTTCGAATAAACCTCCCCTCGACCATGCAATTTGAATACCCATATCTTTCGATGAAATATTGTCATACATAAAATGAATAGATTCCAACATTACTTTCTCATTCCCTTCCTACGCAATAAATCGTCGTCAATCATTTTACTAAATCGATTCAAGTCATTTTTATCACCATTCATTTTATCAATGTGGAAGTTTATCTTGATGTCTCCATAAGTATCTCCATTTGGAGCAGAGGATATTTTTTGGAATGGAGCAAATTTTGATAGGAAAGGGGAGAGGTTACTCATTATACTATCCATGATATTGATTGAATTAAACAAACCTTGTGTATCAGCTTTATTCAACATAATTTCTTGTGGGTGAGCAATAATAGCCTTTCCTCCTTTACCATCAATACCAATTCCAGTCCAATTCATGTAACCACCAGTGTCAAGTGAGGCAATTTTTTTCTTCATTAATTCACGTGTTGTTTTATTATCAATCATATCTAATTTGGAATTAAAGAATGATTTTAATTGATTAATTTGTTCAGTAGAGTATTTATTTTTAATGGAATCAAATGTTTCGTTTTCGGTGATTTTCGAATCATTGTCTCTTCCTTTTTGAGCAATAGTATCAGCTTTGCTTTTTAGAGCAGTTTTCGTATTTGCATTTAAGGATGGCTCAGGTACAAGTTTTTCGTAAATGAATTTACCTAACATAACTTGCATATCCCCTTCAGACAATCGACTTCCATTCTCTTGTTTATTACCTGAAACTTCGTTAAAAAACTGCTCAAAGAAGCTATTATATTTCCCACCAAGTATTTTTTTGTTGCTATTAAAATACTCATATAAGGAGTCCATTTCTGCTTGTGTAAGCACCTGTGTAGAATCATTAAAATTAGTACCATTTTTAGTAAATCGTGTATCGGCATTAGCGCGACCCTCTTCAGCTAATTTTTTTGCCATTTCACTAACAGCACTCTGATCCTTCCCTGAAACATTCGGCAAAACTCTGTCATATAAGAACTTACCTAATAGAACTTGTAAGTCGGCATCAGACAAATTACCTTTAGAAGTTGGAGGATTAGAAAGATTGGATTCGAATGAACCATTATCTTTAGATTTTTGACTTTCATTAAACTTATTTATTAATTCTAGAGCCTCTTCTAATTCTAAAATAACATTGTCACGAATTGCCTTACCCACTGTTTCCATAGTACCGCTTAAGTTTTCCCCTATTTCTGGTAGAGAAGCTTTTAATTTATCATGAAACTGATTGAATTCTGCCTCAACATTATTTAAATGACCATTGATGATGTCTTCTCTCAATTTAGCGAATTTACGTTCATCATTTAGTAAATCACTATAATGTGATTCCCAGTATTCTTTTTCAAGATTAATCTTATTAATTAAATTCTCATGCTCTGATTCTTGAAGCTCTATTTTTCCATCTATTTCTTCCTCTTTCTTCTCTAACGCATCATTTAATGACTCTTTGCGTAGTTCAGTTTCTCGATCATGACGTTTATTAGCAATGTTTTTATCGATTTCATCTAATTGTTCTTGAAGATTTTTTCTCTTTGCCTTTGCTTCATGAGAATTATCTAAAGCTAATATATTAAGCTTGCCTTGTATATTGGAACGTTCTTTCTCTAAATCGGAAATCTCCATATCATAGCTTCTTTGAGCTTCTTCTCGGTCAATGAGCCTTAGCTTTTCTTCAACACTTTTTCTAAATAAGTCCATTTCTTCTTGAAGATTTTTCATGATTGCTTCATGTTTTTTATTTTCGCGCTCAATTTCCTCATCAAGTTGCTTGATATGTTCATCTCGAAGTTCTTGATAATAATCTTTATAAGCATTTATAGCTTTATCTGCAATTTTTTCAAGTTGTGATTTTTTTGCATCTTCTTTTTGCTTTGTATAATCTTTAATAGCCAAAGTAGCATTTAAATAGCCATTATACTCATCATTTATTAATTTTGTAATTTCTTTGATGCGTTCTGCAGTGATATCACGTTGTTTTAATTCCTCCAGCAAGTTATCTCTGGTCTCCAAATGCTGTTGAGCAATTCTTTCTTGAGCATTAATCATGATATTTGTGTATTTTTCGTAGTCAGCAGAACCTTCATCAAACATTTTCCGAATTAGCTCAGCTCGATTCAATTCTGATTCTATAACATTTATTTTGTCATCTGATTGTGTTTTAATATTGATTAAAATGTCATAATCACTGTTTTGAATATCTACTTGTAGCTCTTTCATACCAATCGTTAGCTCTTCAATTCGTTGCTTCGCAGATTGTAATCCATCGCCAAACACTTTATTTCCATTTACTAGATTTTTTAATTGAGTCAGTTCATAAAGATTGGCATTTTGTTTTTCCTTCATCGCGTTATTAATATTCACGAGCGATTTTACATACCTAGCTGAGGAAGTATCTAATTCTTCAAGTCTAGCTTTCTCATATGCAATAACGTTTTCTTGTATTTGCCGTTGCTGCTCATATTTTGACATGTATGATTCAACTTTTTTTGTACCTACATCCCAAATGGCAAAATCTATCTCACTATTTGCATTGTTCAGTTCATGTAGACGTTGGGTATACTCAGCAACAACCTTCTTCGAGACAGTGCCACTCTTAATAACGCCTTCAAGATAAGTAATTTCATTTTGGTTAATTTTCTTTTTATCATTTAAAGCAGCTTTTTGTTTATCTAATTCCTTACGATAGGACTCTGATGTGACAGTGAGTTTCCTTAATTTGTTATCACTAGTCTCTAATAAGTTATCAATCGTTGTCTTTTTGTTTTCAAACGAGGAAAGGTAACTATCTATAATGCCGCGCTCAAGATCTTCTATTAAATCTTTTTGGTTTAAAATTTGTTGTTGTAAACTAACTAATTCAGATTTAGTTTGATCAATAGCTTGTTGTGTCGTGTCAACTGCAGATGAAGTAGAGGAGGTGACTTTTCCATCTTTTGCTTCAGTATAGTAACTTTTAGGGTCTATACGTTGACCTTTGGCATTTTTCACTTCGTAATGTAAATGTGGACCCGTCACTCTACCAGAAGCACCGATATTACCTATTTGTGTTCCTATCTCAACATAATCACCAATTTTAGCGACAGCTTTATCTAGATGGGCATAAAGATGTTTGAAATTGTTTGCATCTTGCACGATAACAATATTTCCGTATGAAGCATCTTCGCCATTTTTAACAGCATCACCACTTGCTATTATTTTGCCTGCAACATTCGCATCTAAGCGAGTTCCTTTAGAACCTGAAATATCCATCCCTAGATGATAATCTGTTTTTCCTGAAATCGGGTCTTTACGACTTCCATATGGGCTAGTGATTTTACCAGACCAACCGTTTAAATTCGTAGTTGTAGAGGAAGTAGTGGAATTGCTTGTTACATTACCGGTTTTCTGAATTTGCCCTGAGGCAATCTGATTTTTTAAAGAAGCCTCTTGCTGCTGCATCACATTAAGTTTTTCTTTTTCAAACTTAATTTGAGTTTCTAAAGCACTGCGATACTCACTAGAATGTTCTGGTAGTTTAGACAGTAATCTTTGTTGTTTTTCAATACCGAGATTTAACTCTTCTAGTTTTTGTTTGTATTTATCGGTTAACCATACAGCTTTTCCTTTTTCAGCGTTATCATTTTTTTGGGCCATAGTGGAATTTTTTATTGAATTTTCATTCTTTTCAATAGTAGAAGTAAAACCATCAACCTTACCAATGTCAGTATTTAATTGACTAACTAGAGTATCTAGTTCTTTAAGTTTATCTGAGTATTCCCCATATCCAACATATTCTCCTCTAGATTGAGAACCAGTCATAAGGAATCTTTGTTCACTCTCAGATAATGTTTCGCCGCGGCTGTGTTTTTCTTTTATTGATTCATATTTATCATATGTTGAACTACTTACTTTTCGAATAGCTTCTAGTTCATGTTTTAGATTTTCAATTCGCGCTTTCGAACCCGTAGCGGAAGCTAATGTCATTAATTGTTCTGAATTTAGTTTCCCTTTACTAGCTAGTTGATAGGCTTTTAATAATGTGTTATTTGCATGATTTTCAGCTTGAATTGCTTTTATTTTTTCTGTACTTATTGTTATAGATTTACCTTCTTGATCAAGAAGCGACGGATATAGGGTATTTAAGTTAATCATCACTAGGTCACGAGAATTCAATACATCAACAAGCCGTTGTTCCTCGGCAGTTAAACTACCTTTTCGACTAAGATTACGAATCTCTTCCTCGTTATAGCCTTTTAATTGGTTAGTTAACATCTCATATTCGAATAATAGGCCCGAGGTATCATTTACTCTTTTCTGTGAAACTCCTGCTAACCTTTCGTGAGTAGTGGTAAGATTTTTAACTTCATCTTTGTAGCTTTCTACTTTTGCTTTTGCATTTGCTTCAGCAAATGTTAAATTGTTAACCTTCATTTCAACAGATAATTCTTTTTGTTTTTGAATAGTATCCTCGAAATGTTGATTTAAAGATCCCATAATGCTACTTACTTCTTTTTCACTTAAACCAAGCTTGGATAAATCGGTAGAAATACTCTCCATATTATCTTTAGTTTTATTTGCCATGGATTCAAAAGTTTCAGAAGTAGCATTTTCCATATTTTGGAATGAATCTACTATTTCATTTATAATCGAATTGGCGTTTGTGTTTGAAAATAATGATGTTAAAGAATTTTGTAAAGTATCTAGGTCATCCATATCAGCAGAAGCAATTAGTTGAGCTGCAAAGGCTTCGGAATTGTTTTTAACACTATCGGTCAATTTATTATTTTCATTGATAACATCTGCAATATTAGCTATATAATCGTTTTTTTGCGATAGTATTTCTTGTTGTAGTTCGTTATCAGATTGAACAATAATATCTTTTTGGCTTTTTGCGATAGTACTTAATTCCTTATAATAATTAGCAAGAACTGTATTACCATTTTTTTCAGCTTTTGATTGTAGATGATCTAATTCTTTTAATTTTTTTTCAAAATCCTCAGCAGATTTAAGAAGAGGTTTAAAATTATCATCATAAAATTTAACATCACCTACAATGAAGGAACTATTAGCATGATTGCTAAGAACTCTAGCTGCTGAATCTATGTTTGTATTGAGTGAGTCCTCTAGGCCAGAGATTGACCTTTTCCGAATATCAATATCATCATTTCGCTTATCTTGGATTGCCTGATTAGTAATTTCTGCTTCTATAGCTTGCTGCTCCTTAAGCAGTCCGATTTTCACTTTCAAAGCTTCTGCTGAGCCAATAATCTTGTTACCAAATTCATCCTCTTGTGTAACAAGGTTAGGTAGAATCTCGCCAAGTCTATTAGAAATTTCTTGATATTCACTAATAACAGAAGGGTCTGTATTTCCCAATTCTATAGCATTTTCTAATTGATAATATTTTTCAAACTGAGTATCTATTTCACTAGCATTCGAAGTATATGCTTTTAATATTTCTTGTTCCTCAGTTTTTAGCTCCTCAATTTGTTTCTTTCTTTCTTCAAGTATTTTACCTATAATCAACCCACCAGCACTTATTGCGATTCCAATTGCATTGAGTCCAAATAATGCTCTACCAGCAAATGCAGTACCTGTGCCTAAAATATCTTCGCCAAGTGTTTTAAATGTAGAGGCGAGGCCAATGCCATCCATAATGGCAGAGGCAAATGCTGTGGAACTTAGACCTGCTTCAGCCGTATTTTTCCCAAATGTTACTATACTTTGGTTCATCTTTTCTAATTGGTTTGAAATATCGGAAATGCCTGCTATGTTTAAGCCTTCGCCCAGCTGCATATTGCTCAGTTGGGTATTTAAATCGGTGATTTGAGATGCTAATTGCTCGAAGTCTGTGGTGTTTGCATAGGCTTTTTGAAGCGCGTAAATATTATATAAATTAGTTTCTAGAGCCTGTAAATTTTGCTGTGTTTCTTCGATGCCATAGAATGTAAATTGGTTCGTAGCGATTGTTTCCATGTCTACTTTCAATTGTGTCACTAAATTTTTAAGAGAATGGAGATCGCCAGTAGGGATTTTGGCCAGCTGTTTATAAAATGCACTAACATTTATTTTTAAATCATCAAATGTGTCATTAAGAGTATCAATCGATTTTATAGAATCCGTAATTTGCTGCTTGAAATCTTTGAAGATGGAAAGGGGAGCGGCGGTTTCAGTTCCTACATTTTGCAGTTTTAAAGTAAACGCTTCTAATTGCTGCTCCAATGCTTTTATTTGTTTTCCATACTCAATAAACATTTGAGTATTATGACCTTTAACATCTAAGTTGATTGTTAGATTGGGGATGTTTTTTAATTTTTTTATGTATGTAGATATATTTTGTTTCGAGATTTTGTCGTTGATTCCCAGAGCGACTAAAAGCTCTGTTGGTTTTTTTTGTTCACCACCAGTACTCAAGCGATTTTCCCTCCTAATTAAGACAACTGAAAATTCAGCTACTAATTTAAATTGGCACCTGGATAATCAATCATTCTTATATTTTTTATAAGGCATAAAATGTTCAAATACCCTCCTAATAAGTAGGGGAGTAGTTCAAAATTCTAACGGTTTTTTAGTATTAAATATTGAAATCAACACTTGGTTATTCACCTTTGAGCTCTTTTTCTAACGCCAAATATTTAATACTTAAATTTAGTCGTTTACTAAGCTCATCTAAAACATTTGAAATTTCATGAGGTGTGAACATTTCTATCAGGAACAATTCATACCAGCCGATATCAACTAGCTCATTCATAGTAGCAAAATGTGTTTCTATTGATTTATCTTTTAATTCAGCTTGTAAGTCAGTGAAGTGTTTAATAATTAAAAATAAAATATAGTTATTTAATTCGCCATCATTTTTGAAAAAATCGAGCTTATGCTGCTCAACATAGGACATCGTATGGGATAGCTCATTGATTAAAATAGTTATTTTACGCTTACTAAATTTAGGATAGTAATAAATAAATTTTCCTTGATCTTTATCAATGTAAAATTTTTGTTTTTTATTTAGTTCCTCAGCATTTTTTCGTATGTCAGTTAATGTTAATTTCGTCTCACGTTTTGTCATAATTACGCTCCTTTACTGAGATAAAAAAAGAGCAGAAAAAATCTGCTCTTTTTAATTAATTCATTTATACGATATCTACAATAATTTTTTCGCTGTATGTACCATCAGTTACTTCAATAATTGTTTGATCGTTGACTTTTGAAGAAGCTCCTAAAGCAACGACACCATCTGCACTTACAGTTGCAATGGATGAATCCTTTGATGTCCAAGTTAAATCAGTGTTTTGTAGTAAAACATTGCTATAGCCTGCGCCACGAATACCTAATACTGAAATTCGTTGTGAATCTCCAACGACAGTGGAATCAAGAACTACATGAGATGGATTTGCAGCAAGTGCCGTAAATTGTACTTTTTCCTCTGATAAATTACGAAGTTTAATATAAGCATAATTACCTTTTTTATCGGCAAGCGAGCTACCAGCTAGGGAAGAAGAAGCTACACCTTCATGTGTCATTGAAATTTCAACAGCACCATTCGGTTTAAAGTTCGGCACTTCAATAATAACTTCCCCAGTTTTCCCGTTATTTGATCGAATATCTACGTTTAATTCCATACGAACAGCTTTAGGGAATGAGTCAGCAGAAATCTCAATCGTGTCCATCATTTCCTGAACAGCATAAACAACCTGAATTTCTTTCCCAGCTAATGCAGGAACACTAATTTCTTTACCAGTAGGCGTATATTGTGTGAATGTACCGTTTAGTTGCTCTACATGCACCATACCGATAGGTGTTTCAGCTAATGTGCCTTTTCCAGCTACATCAAGTAAAATAATTTCATCTGTATAGTATTCAGCTAGTTGATGATTGATTTCTGTACCATTTTGTAAAGCAATATAAGCAGTATCAAAAGCGGCATCTTCAATGGAGAATGTTAATTCCTTTTGATAGTTAAGCTCGTATACCTTTTTAGAGCCTTTCCCTGCATGAATAGCCTGTGTTTGAATTGCTTGAGTCATAGATGAGTTAAGTAATGTTTTACCATTTAAAATTAATTCATTTGTTAAACGGTCAAATAAACGAACATTTGCTACTGAAGTTAAAAATTGATTTTGTTGTGACATAAAAATTACCATCCTTTTAGTTTTTATTTGTATTGGAACTAGGTTCAAGTCCTAGCTTTTTCATTTGTTGATCAAATGCTGATTTTGTTATAATGACATCTTCATTTTTCTTTGGTTCTTCAATATAACCTAACCAATGGGGGAGATCTTGGTCATTTTTAAATTCGATCATCCCAGAGTAGCGAGCATTAAGAATGGCATCGCTACTTACCATATAGTCCATGCGAATTAAACCTTTATGGAATTGATATAAAGTTAAATGTTCAATTTCATGGTAGGGTAAGCCAGATTTACAATGATAAGCAATTATTTGTTGCTCAAAATCTGCCTGTTTTGTTTTTCTTTTAGCCATAAATGCACGTGCTTCTTGAATGGCTTTTTTTGTACCAGGATCGATAAATTCATCATCTAAATCAATAAGATTTTGTTCACTAATAATGGTTTTGATTTTATCAAAATCACGCTCATTTAAAGTGATACCATCGACAACTATAAATACCATACCTTTTTCATTCATTGAAACTTGAATATCCTCAGTCTTAAAAACTAAACGGTATAATGAAATTAATTTCTCTAATATTTCATGTCCGCCATCGTTCTGAGATATGGAAATTAAAAAAAAGAAGTAAGACATTCTAATTATTTCAGGCTGTTGAAAATCGTTCTTAGGTAAAAGTAAGCACTGCACAGCATCATAAAATTCATCTGCATCCTTCATTTTTACAGGATAAATATTTAAACCTTTATAATAAATGGGTTTTCCGAAAGCCTTTTTAGTAGTAATCTTCATGATCTATAACCTATAGGCTGTTGCCCTGAAGGCATAATGTAAATCCATCGATAACCTATAAAACCATTTGGTAAATTGGTGATGGGGAGTCCGCTATGGAATCTTAAATCCCCAAATTCTTCAATATCCTCTTGAAATAATACTTCATTTAGCACTTCACCAAGCCAATCAAGGCGAAAATCAATATTATTGACAAAATCAGGTGTATACATATCAAAAATATATTGTTGAGTGCTTGAATAAGGGTTATCAGAGAATTGATTGATGTTTTTGATATAGTTTTTTTGAGGCATCCGAGATCCTGTATATAAGCAAATTCTACAAAATTTTGTTTCTAATGATAAATCACTAGTTTTATCACCAATAACGATTAAATTGTTAAGTATATGTTCTTTCTCGGGTAATTGAGAAACATCCATTTTTAATTCGTCAAGTGGATCATCTGAAGGATCCTGTGGTATGTAGTATAGCAAACGAAGCAATTTTTCATTTTTTATCAATGAATGATAAAATTCAGTTATGTTTTTTACAATTTTCATTCTCCTTTATCTGTAGCCTCCTAAGAGTGTCATTTTGAAGGTTTCATCATTAAAAATATTTTACATTAATTCATCCATACAATAGGCATCACCTTCTTTCAATTCATATAGATAGTAGTCATACTAAGCAAATAAATAGATTGCATAAAAGTAGGCTACACTTTTTAAATGAAACCTTCATGATAGGCCTGTATAAAAAATTTTATGTAACTGACAGACCTATTTGAAAAAATTCATTTATTTTATGTATTTTAAATTAATTAACTTATTGAATAGACTCTTCATCTATATCTTCAATGCCAAGAGCAAGAGCTTCATAATAGGAAGTATTTGAAAATGTATTATGTCTGCTAGAGCCTTTTTTAATTTCTTTCTGTTTATAGTGGGAGAGTACGTAATTATCTTGTAATCGATGCGTTGTGCTTTGATTCTTTAGTAATTTTGTTAGTTCTCTCCGTCTTTTATTACGTTTTTTAGCTTCTTTAATATACTTTAAATTTTCTTCCTCTAAAAAAAGTTCTTCTTTAGTAAAATAACCTTTTGTCATGTAGTAGCCTAGGATATCCAATATAACGATCGTATGATGAACTTGTGAGGTAGCTGTTAAATAGATTTCTAAAGAGATATCTTCACCTCGATAAACGATTTTCTCATTTTCTAAAATGGACTGTATGTATTGAACTCTCTCTTCAATTGGGAGCTCTAAATTTAATTCAATTATCGTATTTGGTAATTGTATTTTCATATTAATTCTCCTTCTACTTATTAGGGTGACTGGTGTAGATTAAAATCCACGATTTTCGCCCAAACGTATAATATGATTATTTTTTACATTTTTTGCATTGTGAATGAAATAAATCTTTGCTGCTACTATTTAAACTAAAAAACTCATCTGTAGCTGGGAGAACATCATAACACTTACTACATGTTTTTGTTTTTAATTTTAATTTATTGATATAAGTTACTTTTCTCCATTGTCTATCATTCTCTTGTTTAATCTTCAGACAAATTGTATTGAATCGACTTCCAACTGTTTTTGCGGGTATCCCTAATATTTTTCCGATAGTATAATAGGTGTAGTCTTTTGAAATATATGTTATTAATTTAATTTGCTCTTCATTTAAGGATTTTTCAATTAATTTATCTAAATCTGCGAACAAAGTAATAACATCTGTGTTCATTTTTAAAGAATTAGTTGCACAAGCTCCTTGATTGATGTTTGTATCGTCAATTGATCCTCTGAAAGTTAACAGTTCTTTAATAACGGCTACATCTGATAATACTAATTGCTTGTATTTTGTATCCTTACTTGTTTGGAAAACCATAATAGCATCCATCTCCTTTTGCATTTCCATATTTATGTTTTTATATTATAATCCTATCATCAGATAAATCAATGATTATTTCAAATTAATTTATCTATAGTTTAATGATGTATTAAGAAAAGCAGTTAAATTAATATTAAATAAATTAATTTAAAATGTTACATTATAAAATAGCGTATGTTACTATTAAAATAAATCTATTTAAAATGGAAAAAAGAGGGAGTGTAGAAAGGTGAAGGTTGGGAAAACGAAAGAATTGTTGATAGAGGATATCAAAGCCAAAATTCCTCTGTTAGTTCAAAATGATCTAATATTAGATGAGATTGCTATACAGCTTCAGAAACATAACATAAGTATAGGAAATATACTTGAATTAATAAATGATGAGGGGAGGCTATACGAAGCGAACATTCAAGAACTACTACTCCTAGCAGAGCAGTTATATTTAAAATTTAATGATGATGATGGTGATTGGTCAGCAGAATGGCTAAATCCATCAGAGGTCAAGGAGTTGAGATTGTATAGAAAAGAATCTCCATATGAAGAAATTATTAGATTGCCTTATACCTTTGAGAGTGTGCTAAAAACTGGACACAATGAGTATGTAGCGATAATCCCAAATACAATTATAGGAAAGCTCTGGATGAGTGGTATTACAATGTATAATCCAAATATCCAACGCCAGGCAAAAAAGAAAAGGGTAAAAGACGCAATTATAGAGGTAATGAATTTAAATCCTAAATCTTTACGAGATATTGAAAAACAAACATTGGAAGGAGATTTAATAACTTCTACCTTACGCTACAATGCTAGAGTGGGCTCTGGAGTGAATGGGATTGAATATATTTATGATGAACGAGAGCAATCACTAACCCTATTAGAAGGCGCGTTATTAGATGTTCTGGATGGTGCGCATCGAACTTTTTCTATTTATAATGCCTATATGAAAAAGGTTGATTTAAAAGGAGCTATGATTGTCATTTTTTCAAATATGACGGAGGCTCAATGTAAGCGAGTCCAAGTAGACATGGCAAAAGCTAATCCAATTCCCAAACCTAGATTACAAGAATTAGCAAAAGATAAATTATCCGATGAAGTTGTCATCGAACTAAAAGCTGAAGGTGAATTAAAAGGGAGAATTACATCGAACGCCAACGTTAAATATTCATATGGTGAAGTAGTAACGTTTTCGGAGTTATCCAATGCCATTGATAAAAGCTTTATTATAGAAAATCGCATTGAAATCATTAAAATTGCCAAAATTATTAATGAATATATGATGTATCTTTTTGCGTACTATAAGGAAAATTTAGTTGATAAAGATTCGTTAATGTTTAAGAGTAGAATGTTCATTGGTCACATCGAATTAGCTGCTAAAATGTTTGAAAGTAATATCCCATTTGAAGATTTAAATAAGCATTTAGACAAAATTGATTTTACAAAGGGTAATCCTATTTGGGAGGAAGTTGGAATTCTTAAATATGGTAGTATGAGCTTGCGTAATAGAGCTAAAATTCAAAAGTTATTTCAACAATTAATTTGAAAATGAGGTGTACAAGGTGCTGAAAGAAAATGTATTAAATAAAGATATTAAGGAATGGTATTTGCAATCATTAGATGTACAGGAAAACAGCCTTACTACTTATTTATCGCTATTTAATAAAGCAACATTGCTAGAAAATCAAAAAAATAAAGATATATTTGATATGAATAAAGTAGAATTAGAAGAGTTATTTTACAGTTTAAAATCACCAAGTCCACAATCAATTAGTGCATCTATCGGTTTTATTGGGAGATATATAGATTGGGCTATAATGAATGGCTATACAGATAATCGATCACAAAGACTACCAAGTATTATTGATATGGAATATTGTAGTAAATTTATCTTTAAAGCATCTATAGTTCGATATACAAGAGAGCAATTATTAAGCAATCTGCAATTATTTGATGACCAAAGACATGCAGTATTTCTTCTCTGCTTATTTGAGGGGATTAAAGGAGAGGGCTATAGTGAGATTTTAAATTTAAAAATGGATGATTTAAAGCTTGGAAATGGAGAATGTCAAGTAAAATTACTAAATAATAAGGGCTATACTAGAACAATTGAAATATCCGAAGATTTATACTGGAGGTTAGAAAGGTTAGATAAAGTATCCTCAACAAGTGCACAACCAAAGCAAGGGCAAAAATATTTTTCAGATAGTACTTATATATTTAAAAAAGCAAATGCTAAGGGCGAAGATATACAGCTGAAGGCTTCATTCGGAAATAGAGCTTTGGATTTAGCAAAATCTGTTTTTGACAATGGTAATTTGATAGCAAGTACAATTCAAACCTCCGGGATGATGTGGTACATATGGGAATTGCTCAAACATCAGGAGGTAAAAGTACTTAATAAGGACGTTTTAGAGAAAGTTGCTAGTAAATATGATACAGGATACGTAAATAAAGATAGTAAGTATGTTAGTTATTCCATCCTCCAACATAAGCTTGATTTTGATTTTATTAAAACAAATTACGGTTTTTTCCATATTGAGTTATAGAACTGGTGAATACCAGTTTTTTTATTTGCTAAAAAGTATTTGTTGGCTAAAATTTGTAAATATTCTCAAGTAATTCGCTTGAAAACGAACGTCTGTTCGTGTTAATATAAAAACAATATAATTGTTTAATCTTCGCAATAAGGAGGGATTTAAATGGATAATAAGGAGACAACTGCAATAGTAGAGCTTGTTATTTATAAAGATAGTGATATTTCTTTTGAATTAATGAATAATTTCTATGGCAGTATTTCAAATGTAGTGTTAAATGACGAGGGAGGGAATGCTTTAATGTGTGAATGTATGGATAGTTCTCTTTCGAGTTTAATTCTTATGGATAAATTTAATGATGATGAGGTTGAACTTATTAAGGAGATAGGTGATACAAAATTTATTTATAAAAAATCACAAGAAATGGAAATCCACTACGATAGTTTAGTTCAGTTAGATGATAATAAAGATAATATTTTTTGTGTTGCGGAATTCCAAAGTACTATTTATCTATATAATGGGTTTCAAAGAAAATCTATAATCAATAACCAGATTACAAGTTTGGAGAGTCTTAAAGATTATTTAAAAATAAATTATCCAAATCATAAAATTTTAGAAAGAATGAACTGAGTACATAAAGTTGTGGTGTCACAGCTTTCTAATAGATATATTAATGTAAAAAATGGGGTATTTAGATGGACAAATATGTTGTGAAAGAGTTTGCCTCTGAAATAATTGAAAAATCAAAAGGTAGAATTAATATGGTAGATGCCGAAGCATTAGCAATCGTTTACATATCAAAAAAGAAAAATGTTAATCCAAGTAATTGTTTAAAGTGGATTATTCAGTGTAGGGGTAAAAGTTGA